TTAATGTTTTTATTGCACTAAATACAGCATTTAAGTCACTACGGACAGAAGCTCCCGAAGCATTTGCAATATTATAGTCTGAAACTTGAGCCATAAACTAAAAATTAACCACCTTTACCATATCCTACAGCCGAAAAAGTAAAAGATCTATCTACAAAACTAGAACCATTTTTAATACTGACAGTAAATCCTGTACCCGATAAGTTTGTAATAGTAAAGAAATCGCCTGATTGAGCGTTTTGTATAGTAATTCCAACAGAAGGAAGAAAAGCATTTGCACCTCCTAATGAAGAAGTACCTACAAAAAATGGTGATCCAAAGGTTACAGTTTTACCTGATGAAGATGTACCTGATTGTTGTGGTGCAGTAGAAGTACCACCTCCTGTCTGATAATTCTGTTCAGTCCTTGATTGAAACTCTGCTGAATACCCTGCCTGTTGTACATTCATATTTTGTGCAGTATTTGTTGTCTCAAGAATTAATTTAAATTTAAATCTGTGACCTTTGAATGTTCCGTTTGCAAAATTATTAAATGCCCCAAAACTACCCGATGCTGATTGAGATGTTGCTACCTGTATCTGACAGTTTGCTTCATCAGCGGCTGCACCATCAAAATTGTTATCTAATGCAGCATAGTCATCCCAAAAAGATCCACTAGGAATTAAAGTTTCTATATCCTGTCCTATGTTAAATCCAATAGATCTTATAATTCTTTTTAAATCAAGAGAAAATACAGCACCTAAATTTAAAATATCTTTAAAGGCATATTCTCCTGTTGCATTTGTAGCAGGGTTAGATAACTGCAACGCACTTGTAGAATTATTAAATGTTGTATTAATTTTTGTACCTTGAAAAGCTGGACTATCTAAATCTTCTCGATCCTGCAATATAACCTGAGTATCAATAAGATCAGGTAAATCCTGTATTACACTTGTTTCTCCAACACTAAAGTTCCCTTGGTCATCTTGAAACTTAAGGATATACTCTCCTTCTAGTGATGGAACAATAACGTCTGTAGTATTACCAGCTAATGCAGTAACAAGATCAACTGAGTTTTGGAACGTACCGCTACCATCAGTTAAATTACTATGCCTTACATAAACACGACCACCATGCAAAACGTCTGGCTTAGTTGATTTTTGCCATCTTAATCTTACCAATTTATTTGTTATTGGTTCTAAAGTTAAATCTTGGACATTATCAGGAGGTTCAGTTTTACCTACAGCATTAAAAGTTAAATCACTCGATGTAGCTGATAATTTCAATGCTGCATTATATGAGAAAACCCTAAACTCATACGTCCCAGCCTCAGTATTTAACAGTTCAAAATCTGGTCTAAATACAATTTCACTTACCCAGTTTGTATTATTAAATCTATACTGAACAAGATATTGGCTAACTCCTGTAACAGAAACCCAAGTTAATAACAGTTTCGAAACAGCCAAACCATTGATGGTGACAATCATCTCCTTAGATAAACCATTTTGATCTGATACTTTTAAGTTTGATGGTGGATCTTTTAGCTCATTAAGCAATGAAATATTTCTTGCAGGTAAACTTATACCTTGTTCAATATTGTTATACTTACCATCAATGTAAGTTAAAGCTGAAATTGAAAAATTGATTCCATCTTTTTCTTCTACTGAAATAACTCTAAAAGTTTGAGCTTGTAAAGAATCACTTTGTATTAACCAAATACTGTTTACATTCGGTGTTTGAGATAAGGCAGAAGATAAATTAATTTCACTACTAAATTGATCAACACTTGAAATACTTTTTGTTTCAACTGAGCCATCAGGTAGTATCACACTACATTTTTGATTCGTACCAGAAAAACTACTTAAATCTTTTACATTATCAACAATTATTTGTGTAGTTGTTGCTGATTTTATACGACCACTTCTACGTTCCCCACCTCTAACAGGATCGTTAACAGAAATAACAGAACCAGGCCTGACTATTGCTCCAGCCTCTATTGATGTTGTAAAAGTTACTACCTCAGTCTCCTGTTGCTCACTAAAAAGTATTGCTTTGCCGAGTCTTTGTGCCATTCCACGAGAAGTGCAGGCAAATCCTTTTACGTCTTTTTTAATTATTCCTAGCTTATTTTGAGCAGACGTATCTTCTACAATTTCATAATCCACTTCTCGACTATCCATATTAAAGTAACTGACAGATATAACAGTATGTCTTTGTTTTAAACTGCTTCCTGAGTAACTAAAACCACTTTCACCGACATTAGCCAAACTAAATAAATAACTTGGATCTGTCGGTCTATCTTGCGATAATGTTACAGATCCTTCTGACCATATTGGAAAAGATCTCATTACACCAGCCAACTCATTTATTAAATCAAAAGCTTCAGTAGATCCTTGAATATTTACATTACAACTAAATCTAGCTTCTTGACCTCCAAAACCATCATCTACTAATTCGTTTGCATATTTACTAGCAGCAATAAAACTAAATAAATCTAAATTACTATCAACAATATGTGCGCCAAATCCATACCTTTCAGTAGTAAGAAGATCAAGCAAAATTAAGGCAGGGCATGAACACCATTGGGCAGCACCCATTGTTCCGTTAAAAATATAATTAGGTGGATATTGTACTCTTCCGGTTTGTAAATTAACAGTTGGAGTAAGACCTCCGTTAGAAGCTGGAATACGAACTTTAACTCCACGAATTCTAAAAGCTCTTTTTGGTATTGAGTTAAATTGTTCAGAATCTATTCTTAAACTTGTATAAGCACTATTTGGATAAGTTTGTTTATCATCAACAATTTCAGCCAGACTAGTCCAAGTAAAAGCATCAACTAGTTGACTACTAGTACTATCTGCTGTAACTCTAACAACTCTTATATCAACGGGAAAAGAACCTGTAAGATTGACACGATATTCTTTCTGGTACGCATCAGCAGTTCTACCTGTAATTGTGTCATTAATTATATCCGTAAAACCACCACCATTGTATTGAACTTGTATTTTTAAGTTGACAGAAGAACCTAATAAATCACCTTTATCGGTTGCTTTTTGTAATTGTGGAAATGTAATCGTAACTTTTGCCGCATCTGGGTTAGGATTAGGACTGTTATCAGAAATCTGGCGAGTAACAGGTGTAGAATTTGTTACAGGAACTCCTACGGCAGATGTTGATTGACTGCCTTCAATTCCAGCAATATGAGGTTGGTTGGAAGTTCCAAAACGAGGTGTAAAACCTACATTTTGAAAATTAAAATCTGCTGTTTGTGGGTTTGTATTGCTAGCACTTGCATTGAGAATAGGAGTATCGTTTAAAAATATATCTTTTAAAGCTGCATTATTATATGCTGTGCTTCCTTTACTAAGATTTGCTTTAGATGGAGTAGCAAAACCTTCTATTTCACCTTCTGAAATTAAATCTAATATTGTTGCAAATTGTCTACTATTTAAAGTGTCTGGAGCTTTATATGGAGGAGGTGGCGTGGGAGGAGGGCCACCTGCTCCTCTGATAATTTTATCTGTCATGCTGATACCTGATTAGTGTCAATACCCGCCGAAATGACTACTGAGCCTGTAAATATTTCTCCGTAAACAATCGGATGCGTAGTTCCCGCCCGACTAGTATTTTGCACCCCAGAAAAATTAAATGAAATTCTAGGGTCTTGCTCATTACTAAAATCTTTAGGCTGTTCCTGTTGATATAACATTTGACTTACACCACCTATCGCTAATGCAAATCCTATATTTTTAACAAAACCTATTGCTCCTAAATTCTTAGCTAAAGCACCACCTAACAAACCACCTCCTACTGCAAAAGAAGCACCAATTAGCACTGCTCCAAGTAAAAACCTACCAGCACCACCGCCAGCACCAGTGATGACAGGAACAATACTTATATCTGATTGACCAATTGGATTATGAATATCTTCTTCTCCTATATCATAATCATCAACTAAAACTTGATAATAACGATCTGCCATATGTGCTTCAAGATTTGGAAAATTACTGGTTAAAAATCTTATAGCATCAGAAGTACAAGTTATAACAGCCTCAAGTTCTTTATGACCGATAAAATCTGCTAATTCTCCATACAGCTTTACTTTACGAAGCATAACGATACCTACCTCCTGTGCATTTTAGCAACCACTCGGAATATGGTTCTCTACAAGATAGTCTATCTGCCAAATGATGTAATACTTCATTATTTATAAATAAAGCAACGTGATTTAAGCCATTGCCCATGATTGACATAAAAATTAAATCTCCGTTTTCGAGACATTCTTCTTTTCTTAATTGTCTAAAACCAGTTCTCCACGCACATCTCTCAAACATAGGATCTTGTAGAAATTCTTCTGGTGTTAATGGTCTTTCCCAATCTCTCAGTTCAATACCTTTTTCTTGTTTATACCAATCTCTTACTAAAGACCAACAGTCAGTAACACCCCATACCCAAGGCCGACCTAATAAATCCGGAGTATATCCTTCTGGTATACATTCTCCCCACTCTTCTGTTTTCGGATTAACTATATGCCAAGGCAGTTTACTATGTTCACAACTTATACGATCAGCTTGACTTGGTATTGGTGGTGTTACTGGATGACTATGAACAATAGCAATAATTTCTCCTAATTTATCAGCCTTAACATAGTCTTCTGGATTTAAAATAAAGTGCTGATGATTAGTTATTGCTAAATTCTCACAAGGATAATACCTTTGTTTACCTCTAATGTTTAAAAGCAAACCAACAGATTCTTTTGGGTCTTGGTCTTTCGCATGAACCAACGCATCATCTCGCCAGTTCATTGATTAAACGTACCAATAGAAGGAAATAAAGCACGAGTACATTGACGTTTTGGCGCTCTTACTCCAGCCATATCAGTAGCCGCTGCAAGCTCAAATTCTACAATTTCTCTATTTTCTGTTGACTTTCGATCTACTATATAAATTTTTCGTCTAAATTCTGCTGTTGGATCTGGCGTTCCAAATGGATTTGTATTTCCTGTAAAATTTACTGCATCTAAAAATCGTGCCATTGTTCTTATTCTTGTAAAAGTAGCACCAGTGAGATCATTACCTGCTGTTACTTGATTAACACTGACTAAAATAGACGAAATTAATCCTGTTGTATTACTTATAGTTACCTTTGGTCTTGGTAATTGACCACGTTGATCAGCAAAACCTGTAGCTTGAATTGGAAACCTAAGATATGAATTACCTGCAAAAACTATTTCTCCATTAGCATTTAAATTTGTACCAGCATGAAATCTATAAATAGTATTTGCACCATGTAATGCTGTGTCTAGCTGTAAAACAAAAAGTTCAATAATTGCTGAAGGATTAATTTTTTGTATTTCACTAAATACAGGATCAGTACTCATGGTTCAAAGACCTCTGTAAATGTTGCTTCTATTGTTGCTCTGCTAGGTCGCTCCATTAATTTAGTCCAATTCTGACATTTAAATTGCATTGCACTTGGTTCATTTGGTGGTGTGTATGTAAAACTTGCACCATCTACTGCACGAGCATCTAAAAATGTTTCGATAGTATCACTATCTGCCTCAGTTATATGTTTCCAAGTCAAATTAAAAACTTTTGGATTTTGATTTAATCCAAATAATAATCTGTGTTCATAGCCATCTCCAAACTTTACTGTTCTTGTATTTGGCTTTGATATTTTTCTAACTGGAAAACTCGGCTCAATGTTTGGAAAAGTTGCCATTATGCTAATAAACCTCCTGGTCGCTGTTCTTCGATTAATTGTGATTGTATTGCTGATGCTATCACTTGTCCAAGCTGACGGCCTCCCTCTTCATCACCCTCAACAGAACTACCAGTAGCATCAACATTAACAGTAATATTACCAGTGCCACCTCCTTGTGCAATAACTCCAAGTTTTCCACCTTTACCTCTTTGCAACGGAAGTATAGCTTCTGGCCCGGCCTCTCCCATAATGCCTAGGTTTGATCCTCCAAACTTAAACATAGTGGGTGAATTTACGATGCCCCCCTTGCGATATGGCACTATGCCATTTTGTGCAAATGCATTCCCATTTGCATTTTGTAGAAATGGGAATAAACCCATAAGTGGTTTCATTATTGCTTGCCTTATAGCAATCCTTGCCATATCAGCCAATATAGATCTGGTTAAGTCAGAAAAATTAAGTTTACCGGTCATGACAAACTTAACAAGTGCATCCTCCATTCCTTGGAATGCTTTACTCACTGCTGCACCTGTTTCCTCTGCAAAACTTTTTATTGTACTGAAATATTGCTGCGCTCCTCTTTGTATTCCATTTAAGGTATTTTCTGTATTTGTATTTGCGTTGGTGTTTGCATTTGTAGATTGATTTAAAGATTGTACATATGCATTAGGATCTAAAAGTGGGCCTATACCTGACACTTTTTGTTGTGACCCATCTTTAAATAAATCGGTTATTGATTTTAAATCTTTTTTAGCTTGCTCAGATGTTTCTCTAAAACCTTTTTGTGCAATTAAAAAAGCCTTGTCAAATTGACCTACAGCTATATGATTGATAATATTTATTAAGTCAACAAGACTTCTTGTCATAAATCTTAGAGAAAAGAAAGTAGATAAAGCAGCAGCACCTATTGTTTTTATAATCACACCAAAAGCATCTATTGTTCCTTTTGATTGAGCTATCGCTTCTGCTATCCTTGCAAATTCTGTTTGAAAAGCAGCACCAATCGGTAGAATATTTTTTCCTACTGCATCTTTAAGTTCAGATGTAACTGTTTTTAATCTATCTCCAGCAGCTTCTGGGCCTTTTGCGAGAATTTTTGCATTTTCGCCGTACCTAGCAAATAATGTCTCTGCAAACTTCATAAAATCTGCAAGCGTAACCTTACCTTGTTCTAATGCTTTATCTAGTTCTGCCGGTGTTTTATCCATAGAATCAGCGAACAAAGTAAAAGCACCGGGTAGTCTTTCGCCCAATTGTTGTCTCAATTCTTCGGCGCTTACTTTGCCTTTTGAAAAGACCTGGCTAGTTGCTCTCATTGCAGCTTTCATATCCTCAAGATTTCCACCTGTACCTCTAATACCAGCAGCGATAGCTTGGAATACTTTTTCTGCATCCGAGACAGATTGTCCAGCACCAACTACTGATGCTGTTAAAGAAGTAAATTGCCTTGTTATAATCTCTTGTGGTATTGCTAATTCTCTTGATGTTGATAAAAGAAATCTTTGTGATTGTTCATATCTTTTTGTGTCTCCTATAACTAATCTTAAAGCTTTTCTTTGAAGACCTAATGCAGCAGAATATTCAGCAAGACCAGCAATTTGCTGTCTGACCATACCAACTTGTGCGCCAATAGCAGCACCAACGGCAGCACCAGCAGGGCCACCTACTTTAAGACCAATAGCACCACCTATTGCACCTTCTGGCCCTCCAAAAATTCCACCAGCAGCAATCGCTCCAGCACCTTTAGCAAATCCTTTCAATCTACTCTTTAGTCCACCAGCGCCACCTCCAGCAGCAGCTTGTTTCATCTTTGCATCTAATAAAGCTATGTCTTTTGTTAGTTCTTTAAACTCAAGGCCAGTAACATCGGCCATATTACGCAAACCCTGTAAAGCAACTTTTTGAGCTTGCATACTATTGATGCTATTGGCCGTAGCACCATTAACGGCCATTAATTGTTTTTTTACACTTGCTAATTCTTTACCAGAAAGACCAGAAAAATTTCTTTTTAAAACGCCAACTTCCCTACTTAATTTTTTAAAAGCCTTTGTTACCTGTTCATTTCCACCAGTTTGAAATTTTATACCAACTCTAGTAACAGTATCAGCCATATTATTTAGTTTCCTTATTTAATTCCTTCAAAGCTTTAGCTTCCATGATTTGGATCTCTTCTAAGATTTTAGACCTTTCTTTAATATTGTAAAGGTCAAACATACCTCCTTGCATTAGAAGTACTTCATATTTTAATCCTACGAAACCTCCGAAAGAAGTAGACCATTGTGTTTGCATATTACAAAACATCATTAAGGCATCCCAATTATCTTCGTTAACCTCAAAATCTTCTTCTTCTTTTTTATTAGTTTTCGGCAGTTCTAAACCAAATGCTTTTGCATCTTCTTGGGTTTGGTCTATTACTTCTTTTCCAGATCCTAACCAATAAAGAACTGCCTCTTCTAGTTTTTTACTTTATCTTCTATAAGTGATGCTGTATAAGATGTTGATACTGCCTTAAGCCAATACGAATCCTCCATCATATCTTTTAAATTTTGGTTGTTAAATGGAATATCTTCTCCATCCTCCTCCTTCATATTTTCCCATCCAACTAGCATCATTTTTAACATTTCAAATTCTGTTTTATTATCTACTGCTTTCTGATACTCGCTGACTTTTAATCTTTTAAAAATAGCAATAAACTCACTTTCTTCAAAAACTCCAGCATCATTTTCACTAGGTTCACGAACAATAACAGGCCATTTAAATGTTTTGTTCTTTTTTCTTACAAAAGGCATAAGGTGTAGAAATAAATATACTTCTACACTTTAGCCGTTATTTAACATTTGTTAAGTATATATAAGTTGGAACTCATCATTTCCAGAAGTACTTGGAACTAATGTATATGGTATTTCTAAGCTAGCAATACCATCAATATCGCCATAATTCACATCACCGATATCAACCTTGCTTGAGGTGAATTGAACTATATTTCCAGCAGTAGTTCCATGTGTAAACTGCAAGTTACCTAAAGTGCTATCAACTAAAGCTGCTGCAAAGAAATCTTTTTGAGCGATAGTTGGTGCTTGTATTGTCACTGAACCAGTAGCTTGTCTATCAACTAACAAGACTTGTTTTGTACCACCAACTAATTCTTGATAAACAAGCTCATTACCTAAATCAAAATTAACTGACTGCAAAGCGCCACCAAAAGATAATAATTGAAAACTACTTGTATTACCATTTTTAAAAATTAATGGTTCTTCTTGGTTTCCATAAGTAACTGATGGTAATGCAGAGTCATCAGGGGCATTGTATATGCCCTGCATGGAAAAATTCAGCACTGGGATTTGACCTACCTCGGCTGATAATTCCACAGTTCCTCTCGCTCCGGTTACTTTATGTCTAACACCATCTATGTTGTAGTGAATAGTCACAGAACTAAATCCAGCTGATACAGGTGCGTAAGTAACTCTTGTTGAAGAAACAACAACCTCAGATAAGCCACACGCTTTTAATGCACTTCCATACCTGGGCGCTGTTCCAGCAGAGCCTGATCCAGCAAGTTCGACCGCAAATGTGCATTCAACTCTTGTATTTGCAAGTAGCTGCTCCGAAGCTCCTAGATAAGGTCTAATTAGTTCTCTACTTACAACATCACTTGATTGTGGTGTAATTGTAAGATCTCTTACAAGAACAGCGTCAGTTGCAGTAGGTGTGGGATCGGTAGCGTAG